CATGAGCAAACAGACAAAAAAAGGGCCAGCCAATTGGCCAGCCCTTCTTAACAGGATGTCGCTTAAGCGAAATCTTAGTTAAGACGCTTTTACATGATACCATTGATAAACATGCATTTTTCATTATAAACAGTTAGTTATATGTATCACTAGTGTAGTCAAGTGCAGCCATAAACATGCTGTGTGGGCAGATTGTGGACACTACTTATTTCCCTGTCCAATCTTACCCGCAACTGCCTCGGTAAGCTTTACTAAGGTTTCAAGTTCATTTTTGTCTAATTTTCTTGCTTCAATAATTTCAGTAGTCTGCCCTGATTCTAGTTTTCCAACTCTTGAGCTAAAATTAATTTTATCCAGAAGGTCTATCATATCGATATCTTTCTGGCTAGCCATTACAAGCTTTATAATGGCATAGCTTTCCTCACGTGAACGTTTTATTGCCTCGTAATAGCGAAACTCATCCATCGTAACCCGATATTGCTTCAAAAAGAAAAATGCGATTAACTCCAAGAAAATCAACACGCCAAAATTAGGGAGAAGATACATTACCTTGGTTACCGCATCATCCTTAGCATCAATTACATGTGATTGAGAATAGAAGAAACCTAATCCAACTATTGCAAAACAAACACCGACTAATAAATAAAGACTACCGCGAGAATATATGTTTTTCGCAAGACCTTCAGAGCTATTAATCAAACCTTTAAGATAAAAATCCAGAGATTCATCTTCATCAGCAGCAGCCCTTTCCTCTTGAGCCTTCTTGAGTAGTTTTATCTCATTTATAATATCGACAATATTAAACATCGATGATTTGTCGACTGAATCACTCCCTGTAATTCTCATAAACATTCTTTGGATTGGAGACACACCATAGATAATGGTGTAAACGATTACAAATGACACTGCGAATATTGACCTGATAAAGCTCGGCAAATGTGTAAGATCTGCTCTCGCACTGGGAAATAAATAATAAAAGGTTGAGTCTAATATCCCTGTAGCAAAAATTACATTTGCAACTAGAAAGACTGCACCTATCTCAACTAAATTATAAAAACCACGAGTGCGTACCCTAATGACTTTGGCCTCGGTCATTCTTGGAGGTGTTTCGATGGTTGGCTCACTCATCATATAATCCTGTTAAATTAGAAATAGGGTTAAGAGTTACAGCTTCTTCTAAATGATCTGGTGCAAAATGAGCGTATCTCATGGTTTCCCTAATGTTAGAATGGCCCAAGATTCGTTGCAGTACTAAAATGTTCCCACCATTCATCATAAAGTGACTCGCAAATGTATGACGTAACACATTCGTTTTTTGCCCTTCAGCTAACTCTATATCGGTCAGAGCGAGCATTTTCTTGAACTCCTGATAGCAGGGGTGGAACATTTTTCCCTGTAAAGGAGCCAACTCGTCATATAGCCACCGAGGGATCGGTACTGTACGATTCTTCTTTCCCTTGGTTTGGGAGAAGCGGCTAAAAGGAATGTAGGGACAGGGGCGAATCAGATACCTGATATGGGTAGCTTCACGCTTTCTGTTTCAGGTACTGGATATCAAAAATTTCCATCAGGTTTTATTCTTCAGTGGGGCTCAATCGGCGCACCAGGCATTGCACAGGATGTAGTAACCCATTTCCCGATTGCATTTCCAAACAGATGTCTGCGTGTTTTGGTCTCACAAGACTACACACCAGATAGCGGGGCTGTTGGTTATATTGCCTGTGCAGGTTTTAGTCCCGACCCGGTTAAATTTATATCCAGAGCCAGTACTCCTGGCCTCGGCGCTTCATTTTTAGCGTTAGGCTGTTAATTTAGCTATATGGAGTGAAAAATGAATTACATATATTCCGCGACTACAAACTCTTTCTATCCGCTGGAGATGAAAGAGGATTACACTCAAGCTGACTCATGGCCAGATGATGCTGTTGAAGTTGATGAGCAAGTGTATATTGAGTTTTCCGGATTACCGCCGAAAGGAAAAATCCGTATCGCTGGAGAAAATAGTTTTCCTGCATGGACTGAAATTCCACCACCAACACATGAGGAACAGATTGCTGCAGCCGAACTTGAAAAGCAGCAACTGATTAATCAGGCCAACGATTATATGAACAGTAAACAATGGCCTGGTAAAGCGGCTATTGGTCGTCTGAAAGGTGAGGAACTGGCGCAATATAATTTGTGGCTGGATTATCTGGACGCACTGGAACTGGTCGATACTTCCGGTGCGCCAGATATTGAATGGCCTACGCCTCCGGCAGTTCAGGCCAGATGACATCCGGCGCGGTGCTGGTATCTGTTGCCGTCACCGCGTCAATGTAATCCAGCGCAGCGTTAAGTCGGGCGGTTTCTGCCTGCGTCAGATTCCGTCCGGCCTGCAATTTCAGCTGAATCAGACTAATGGAAGCCATTGCATTATCAATCAGTGACTGACGCTGTGCTTCTGCCGCGCCTACTGCGGCGCTATGCTGTGCCACAGTATCTGTTACCCATTTCTCACCATCCCATTCATCGTATGGCGTTAACGGGGCGATAGTGGTTGTATTTTCAGGATAATCACCCGGAGCTGTGATTTCTTTCGATTCTCCTGTTTCGGTGCTATAGATGATTTCACCGCGATGGTCTGGCACATATTCCCATGAGTTAAAATCTGCAGAACGGCAGATTGCATAACCAGCTTTATGTGTAACTGGCGCATCTAAACAAGAACATGCCGGGATACCGACGCCAACCGCAAGATATTCAGTTGACGTGGAAATATATTCCCGTGTTTCACCATCGTAGTTATAAACGGTAACATCCCCTGCCTTTGTTGCAATAAGCTCACTATTTAATATTGCTTTATGCATCAGGCTGACCTCACGATATAGTTAAATGCAATATTACGCGGACGCGTTTCTGAGGCTGCGGCACCTAAACCAGCCACTGATTGTTTATATGTTTTAAAGGTTCCATAATCCGGTGCTGGTAATCCGGCATCGTTTGTGTTTCCTCTTTTGATAATGTCAGTGCCACTATTTACCCAGCTTTCATCAAAATAGAAATTAATCGTTGCATCAGTCACAATCGTGGATCTTGACGGTAATCCATGAGCATGATCCTCCGTTGCATACCCCTGAATACTTAAAATAGAGCGACCTGTATCAATCCCCCGTCCGTCATCCCAGCCACGAATAAACTCACCACGTAAATCAGGCAATTTATTTGCCGGATAAGCCTTTGCCAGTTCCGGGTATTCTTCAGCAGAAAAAGCTGCACCATTGCATTTCAGCCAGCCTGTTGGCGGTGTGGCTGAAGGCCACGGAACAGGGACGCCAACAGGTAATGCAGAGCCTTCTCCCAAACCAACGGGAAAGAAAATGTAGTTTTCCCCCTAGCTGGCATCATTTGGGCTTTTGCATGAGGGAAAACAAATGCAGGTTGGCTATGTGCGCGTATCAACAAATGAACAAAATACCGCGCTACAGCGTGACGCGCTGGAACGGTCGGGATGTGAGCTAATTTTCGAGGATAAAATCAGCGGTAAATCGACAAACAGGCCAAGGTTAAATCGCGCACTCAGGCAACTTAATGCCGGTGATACTCTCGTTGTCTGGAAGCTCGACAGGCTCGGGCGTAGCATGCGCCATCTTGTCTCTATGACTGAAGAGCTTCGCCAGCGAGGGGTTAATTTCAGAAGCCTGACCGACAGTATTGATACCTCAACCCCGATGGGGCGATTTTTCTTTCACATCATGGGCGCTCTTGCAGAAATGGAACGCGAGTTAATCGTCGAACGAACCCGCGCCGGGCTGGATGCAGCCCGGGCACAAGGCAGGATCGGAGGTCGTAGGCCGAAGCTGACGCCTGATGAATGGGCTCAGGCTGGCCGGTTGATTGCGGCCGGAGAATCCCGACAGCGTGTTGCACTGATTTTTGATGTGGGCATATCGACGCTGTATAAAAAATTTCCGGCGACAAATCCCGTTGTGTCAGCCACCGGCGAACCCTGACAAATAGCCGCATACAGGCGTAAACCAGACAATATCACTCACCTCAACTAACGGAGTTAAACGGATGAGTGATTATCATCACGGTGTCGAGGTCGTCGAAATTAACGACGGCACCCGCACAATCTCGACGGTATCAACGGCGGTCGTTGGCATGGTCTGCACAGCCAGTGATGCTGACGCCGGGGCTTTCCCTCTCAATGAGCCGGTGCTGATTACCAACCCACAAAGCGCCATCGCAAAAGCCGGTACTAAAGGTACCCTGGCAAAATCCTTACAGCTCATCGCTAACCAGTCAAAACCGGTTGTCGTTGTTGTGCGTGTCGCGGAGGGTACCGGCGACGGCGAAGAGGCACAGGCGCAAACCATTTCTAACATCATCGGCACCACGAATGAGAATGGCAAATATACCGGGATGAAAGCGCTGTTAACGGCGAAAGCGGTCACCGGCGTGAAGCCACGTATTCTCGGTGTGCCGGGGCTCGATACTCAGGAGGTGGCGACCGCGCTTGTCTCCGTGGCTCAGAAGCTGCGCGCTTTCGCCTATGTCAGCGCGTGGGGCTGTAAAACCATTGCTGACGTTATCGCCTACCGCGAAAACTTCAGCGCCCGTGAGCTCATGATTATCTGGCCTGACTTCCTCGGGTGGGATACCACGGCCAACGCGACCACAACCAGTTATGCAACAGCGATCGCGTTGGGACTGCGCGCAAAAATCGACAATGATACAGGCTGGCATAAAACCCTGTCAAACGTCGGCATCAATGGCGTCACCGGTATCAGTGCGTCGGTCTTCTGGGATTTGCAGGAATCTGGCACTGATGCCGACCTGCTGAATGAGGCCGGTGTTACGACGCTGATTCGTGCCGATGGTTTCCGCTTCTGGGGTAACCGTAATTGCTCCGATGACCCGCTGTTTCAGTTTGAGAACTACACCCGCACCGCACAGGTCATAGCCGACACAATAGCCGAGGGGCATATGTGGGCGAACGATAAGCCCATCACCGCGACGTTGATTCGCGACATTATCGACGGCATCAACGCGAAATTCCGCGAGCTGAA